GCTTCTGCGGAGTTATGATTATGTATAAACTAATAAAATTACCGAATGGTAGTCTTGCTAATAGTGTTGAAAATTTAGACAACAACACTTTTATCCCATTTGACCAAGCCAACACCGACTACCAAACCTTCAAAAAAGAAGTCTTAGCTGGTGCAGAACTGCAAGATGCCGATGGGAATGTGATGACACAAGCAGATGCTTTCATAGCGACTTTGCCATGATGTTCATAATTGATTGGATATTCGATAAGATGGGCTATACACAAAAAGCCTCATTAGAGTTCCCTATTGCCAAACCAGTTACCGTTAAGCCAGCTCGCAAGGCTGTCAAAAAAGTAGTACGCAAAACCGTGCGTAAGAAAGCGTAACCATGGCACAACTGACTGACAAAGAACTAGAAGATATCGTAGAGAAGGTGACCGAGCGAGTCATCGAAAAGGTCTATACCAATATCGGTAAGTCTGTGGTTACCAAGTTCTTTTGGATTGTCGGTGTCGGAGCCGTTGGTCTCGTTACATTCCTAGCTGGGATGGGTCACATTAAGATCGGCTCCTAATGTGTCAGATCAGTTCGGATTCCTAGAGGGTGCAAAGGGTGTCAGCAGTTCTTTAAACGCTAGTCGAGAGGTTAGCAAAGAGCTATCAAAAAGCATAGCGGATACCCAGAAAGAGGCATCCGATGTAGCCCAGCAGCGTAACCTGGATAGGCGCAGAGAGCTGCGTGAGAACGAAGTCCGCAAAGAGCTGTTCTTAAAGCGTGTGTTGATTGTCTGGGAACATGAAGAGCAAGTACGCAGAGAAGAGGCAAGACTGCGAGCAGAGTTTTTAAAAAAGTATGGCAAACGGTGGGCAGAGGTTGAGGCTTTGAAAGCAAAGCTAGAGAAACAAGAGAAGGAGTTGCAGAAAGCATTTGATTCTGATCTAGCCAAAGCCAAGTGGGCGCAGTTCTGGTGTTTTGCAGTTGCTGCATGGATAGCTTATTACATGGTATGGGGATATAAATAATGTTTACTTTATTGACAACGTTAGTTTCGTTCTTGGCTGGTGGCTTACCAAAACTGCTAGATTTTTTCCAAGACAAATCAGACAAATCACATGAGTTAGAACTAGCTCGTATGCAGACTGAGCGTGAGCTACAGATGCTAGAGCGTGGCTATGCTGCACAAGCCAGAGTAGAAGAGATCCGCACAGATCAGATTGCAATACAGTCCGCAGAGAAGGAGCGTGAGTCGCTTTATGCTCATGACATAGCTATTGGCCAAGGCGCATCTACATGGGTTATCAATGCTCGTGCAATGGTGCGCCCAGCAATTACCTATGGAATGTTTGTCCTCTTTGCTTTCGTAGAAATCTTTGGCTTTGTTTATGCTTGGAAGACAGGAGTTGATTTCACCATTGCTCTTGATGTCCTATGGGATAACGAAACTCAAATTATTTGGAGTTCTGTAGTCGCTTTCTGGTTCGGTACACAAGCATTTAAAAAATGATTGACCATAAAGTCATCGAGATGATTAAGCACCATGAAGGTGTGAAACAAAAGCCATACCAATGCCCAGCATTATTGTGGACAGTTGGAGTTGGGAGAGTAATTGATCCTAACCATATAAAGGTGAAACTTGAAGAACGAAAAAACTTACCAATTCCAGAAGGTTGGAACAGAACCCTATCTATGGAAGAAGTGGACAAACTATTGGCAGAGGATTTGGCGAGGTTTGAAAGCGGGGTACGCAGACTATGTCCTGATAGCCTTACTCCTGGGAGGTTTGGCGCACTCGTCAGCTTTGCGTTTAATGTTGGGCTAGGCAATCTCCAGCGCTCTAGCCTAAGAATGAAACATAATCGCGGAGACTTTGAGGGAGCCGCCGAGGCCTTTCTTGATTGGACAAAGGCTGGCGGCAAGGTTCTCAAAGGGTTGGTATCAAGGCGCAATGATGAACGCGCCCTCTACCTAAGCAATACCATCTAATACTTTCCTACGCTCTTGCTTGGCTGAGGTCATAATGACCATCTGCACCGGGTTTAGCATCTCAATGGTGGCCTTGTTAAGCGAGTTAAACTCAAGCAATTTTTTTTGTTTGTCAGCTAAAGCTAGTTTAGAGTTGGCCACCTTATCCGCAACGGTGTTGTATTGGCTAATAAACTCCTCAATGTTTTTACACTCGATAGGATCCTTACCGGGGATCTGGAGCCGTACCGTACCCGGAGTCTGAAGTGTTGTTTTTTTACCACTATCAGGCAAGTCCTCTTTAATGGCCATTAAATCAACTTTCGGTGCGGGTGTAGGAATAGGTACTCCAGCCAGCTTTGGAAGCGAATCTAGGGGGTTTTTAGGGGTTCTAGAGGCAGCATTGCCATCGTCATCCTCTGGTGCTATCCCACAGGCAGCCATCAGGCTATATCTGCGAGCATAGGTCAAAGCGGATCCATACCCTTGGGGGTCTTGCTTGCTGGCTGGAACGTGCAGAACTCCACAGGACAGAGACTCGCCAGACTCGTGGAGTAGCAATGTTTCTACATTGACTCCGGTATCAGACTCGTGACACTTCTGTATCAGAGCGATGCCGTTATTGTTAAGGCCATCAATGACAGCCTCAACTACAGTTGCTAGATCAGCATACTTGGAAGTGAAATATGGATTGGTGGATGTCTTCAGAGCTGGGCCAAACTCTTTCTGAGCTTTGACCATTGCGGTTGCGATTAGTTTCATTTGAGTGCCTTAATGTTTAATGTTGATTGACGAATTGTGTAAGCCTCTTTGGCTGGCACAATCTTGGATGGTTGGGCTTTGTAGTTACGCTGCGGCCATGTGATTTGAAAGTCACCAGCCAATGCGTATGTGCTGTTTCGCATCATGCCCATAATCTCAGTCTGTGCTTTAGCCGTTTCCTCTTCAAGCCTAGATATTTTTTGCTTGTTTTCTAGGATTAATTTGGTCAGCTCCACACCATAATCATCCAGCTTTACTAGCTCACTATCTGAGCTTGTTGGCCACGTCCTTGCCGCATCTTTTGGATTGATGGGTGGATAGTGGTCAATGTAAGCGGTGTTTTTATAGCGATCCAGTTTGTCCTGGAATTCTTTGCACGTTCTCTCAATGAGGTCTAGGGTCTCCTGGTGTGGTGCAAACAAAAAGATCCGCAACTCTGTGCCTTGATACAAGACAGCAATCGCGCCCCAAGGCGCTTTCATAATTGCCATCTGCGCTTGCAGCTGAATGGGGCCGCGATACAAAGGCAAGACATCCTCCGGTTCCATCTTGGTTAGCTTGGCCTCTAGGATGCCTGTACCCTCAAGTCTTATAGAAGACTGACCTACCACATAAATGCCACGCTCTGGATCCGTAAAGACCTCCTCCATTGATCCTGTGGCTGTGCCATCAAGACTGCATGAGATTGGCCACTTCTCGTGAAAGTAGGGTTTCTCATGGTTAATCTCTAGCTGGTGGCAGCCGAGCCGATGCGCCGCCTCAGTCAGAATCGTTGGCTCTAGGCGGTTGCCCCAGTCCATTGACTCGTTTGTTATGTTTTCTAATTCCTCACCATTGATGGCCGCAATGCTTGCCAACAGCTCATCATTGGGTGACCGATATTGGCTCATGCCACAAACCGCTGGGAGGCGGCTTGCGGAGAGCATATCGTTGGGAGTGACCTTACCTACCATTTAAATCTCCTCTTCTATTTTTGTTTCAAGTATTGCTGCTAAAGATTGTGCATACCTAGCCACCGCTTGGCATCTGATGGCGGCCTCTTGGTAGTTGCCTACCATTGTGGCCGCATGAATCTGTCTCATCAGACTATTGATGATTAATAGGTACTCCGAATAGTCAATCATTTTGTTTTCGCTACAGCTTTTGGTGAACCAGTAAGCCAGTAGCGTTTCCACTTGTGGGATCGGTTGTCTTTGTCATGCTCGAACTCGTCAGCAATTCGATAACCACTTGCTCTAAGTAGGTGTATGTAGTGTGCCAAGCGAGTAATCCCATAGGTGCTAATAGCATCCCAAGAAGTAATGCCACGAGCTTTCTTCTGCTTGAGATGGCCAAGTATTGTTTGAAGTTGCGTATCATTTTTGCTCACGTTTTTCATTCCTTGATAATAGGTTTCGATACATTTCCCACCGTTTTTGAAACTTAATACATTCCGATGGGGGCTTAAATCCATGCTTAATAAATGTTTCCAACACATTGGTTTTTTGTGATGGAACATAATGCTTATTGATGTCATGTATGGACATGGTTCTCCTCAAGTAAGTGCCACAATTACGATAAATACAATGACCGAGATTGTGGCGATAACGCGGTCAAATACGGTGTCCTCTGACTTGTATTTGTACAAGTCCTTGGAAGATTGATTGTGTTGGTTCCATGCTTTCATTTTTTTAGACTCTCCAGAAATTTTTCAGCCAGGCGCTGTCTGCGCTTACGTTGCCACCGGGTATAGAACTGGGTGTTTTGCACAACTACACAGACACCCAAGACCAACCCGGCAACGATGATTAATGTGCCTACGATGTACATCAAGGCCAGAATGGTATTGATTAAATCAAGCATACTGAACTCTCCTCAATAGTTTTCCTACTTGGGCGGGATGCCATACATCCATGCCTTTAGCAGTTTTGATGCCACGAACCTCCAACTCAGCTGCAACTGCGCGTAGATTGGTTCCGACTTTACTGACAATATCTTGCAAAGAAGGCGCGACTTTTTTGCAATATGCTTCACAACGGACGCTAATTGCTTTCAAACCAGCCTGAGAACCAATCTGTGGAGTTGGCGAACCCAAGACAGTACCGCGAGCTTTGGCAGCCGCTAGAGCTGATTTGGTACGCTCCGATATCTTCTTGGCCTCCCACTCCGCAAACACAGCAGCCATCTGTAGAAATGTGCGGTCTGCCTCTGGCATATCTGCGGCCACGAACTGCACGTTAGACTCAAGCAAGCCAGAGATGAAATGCACGTTACGAGCAAGACGATCCAGCTTGGCGATAACGAGCGTGGCTTTCTGTTTCTTAGCCAATGCGAGTGCAGCTGCGAGCTGTGGGCGGTCAGACTTGCGGCCAGACTCAACCTCAGTAAACTCTGCAATGATTTCTTTGCCAGCAAGATAAGCCTGTACGGCAGAACGCTGGGCCTCTAAGCCAAGACCTGATTGGCCTTGACGTTGTGTTGATACTCTGTAGTAGGTTACAAACATAGTTAACTCCTGTGTCTCGGTGGTTAATAGCGATATCGCTAAATAGGAATATACCAAACTACATCTAGTTTTAATAGTAGGTATTTACCCTAATCTAAATACGCTATATTTAGTCTACAATCAGATATCTCAACTAAATAAGGCTAAAAATGACTGAATTAAAGCCATTCCTGGTGCGGCTGCGCCCAGACGTTAGAACATTGTTAGAGCAGACTGCCCAACAACGCAATAAGCCTATAGCCGTCATCATCAATGACGAGCTGCGGTCTGCCTTATCCAAGCAAGGGGATCTATCGCAACGTCTCAATAAGATGCTTGCGTGATTGTTCTAGAGCTGCCGTTCCCGCCATCGGTCAATACTTACTATCGTAGGGGCGCTCATGCCACCTACATGAGTAAGGCTGGGCGCGAATACAAACAGGCTGTGGCCGAGTACGTTTCATGTAACGACTTTCCCAAGTTCGGCAACAAGAGACTGTCTGTCAGCATGGTTGTATGGCCACGAGATAGGCGAGTATTCGATATCGATAACCGCATCAAGAGCGTATTAGACAGCTTGCAAGATGCTGGTCTGTTTGATAATGACTCACAGATTGATGAGTTGTCAATTTATCGTGGCTCGCAGATTGTGCCGGGTGGGTCTATCAAAGTAATGATTGAAGAGATTAAATGAAAGTATTAGTTGCTTGTGAGTTCAGCGGAGTTGTAAGAGATGCGTTCATCGGGGGGGAGCATGAGGCCACGAGTTGTGATTTGTTGCCTAATGAGACCCCTGGGCCACATTATCAAGGTAATGTTATGGACATTATTAACGATGGATGGGATCTAATGATTGCACATCCTCCTTGCACATATTTAACCCTTACTGGCAACAAGTGGTTTAAGCCTGAGTTTGCTGAGAGGTTTCCAACTAGACAGAAAGATAGGGAAGATGCTATAGAGTTTTTTATGGCCTTGGCCAATGCTCCAATACCAAAAATAGCCATTGAAAATCCAATTGGAATTATGAGCAGTAGATGGAGAAAGCCTGAGCAAATTATTCAGCCTTGGCAGTATGGACACGAAACAACCAAAGCCACTTGCTTGTGGTTAAAGGGTTTGCCATTATTAAAACCTACCAATATTGTTAGCAAAGGTGAGGTGGTTGTATCAAAAAGTGGCAATAGAATGTCTCGATGGTATTACGAAACATCAAAACTACCAATTAAAGGCGGGATTAGGGCAAAGGCTCGTAGTGTTACTTTTCAAGGTATAGCTGATGCTATGGCCCAGCAATGGGGTGCAAATGGGAACCCATGATAAAGACGTATACACAAAGGCTGTTCAGGCTGAGTCCAGTATTACTGGCAAACGCTGGTGCAGTAATTGTCAATACAGCGTACATATAGAGGGTGGATATTGGAAGATAAGCGCAAAGGGAAGAGTCAGACGGTGGATGTGCAAGGATTGCTATCGCAGAAAGATGGAAAGAGAGAGCAAGTAAATGTATTACGACCCGCGTGTTTCGCTTGTGGTCAACTTCACCCAACATCAAGGTTGGTTCA